GTGTCCGGGGGTGCCGCCGCCGGAAAAAACTGCGGCCGCGAGTCGGGAGCGAGAGATCATTTCGCGATTTCTCCTTCGTCACTGTGTGTTATCGACCAGCATGTGACCGGACGGTTGACCGGGTCGCGCAGCTCTGTCGGATCTCCGATGTGTGCGTTGCACGTGGCGCACGACGCGACGATGAACCTAGGGTCGTCCCCGGTTGCGGCCCGCCCGAGCGTGTGGTGCGCGTGCCCGCCGGCGAGCACCGCGCGGCCCTCGCAGGTGTGCACACCCGGGCGCCGTGCGCACCAGCCGTCCACGTGGGCACGGCACACCCCGCGGTCGCGCACCAGGATCTCTTCGCGCAGGCGCCGCCATGCGCGCGTCGACCCGCGGTCCCACGATTCGCTCACACCGTCAGTATGCAGAAGCGCCACCGATCCGTAGACCGATGGCGCTCCGTACCGTTGGGGAACGGTTCTGCTCAGGCTACCGGTCCGCCTGGTCGTTCCTCGCGTACCGCGTGAGCCACATCCACACGTCGTCCTCATCGGTGTAGCTCACCAGCGCGGACTTGGACACATCGTGCGTGCCCTCGTGCGTGAAGTTGTGCACGGCCGGGTCGTACTTCGACGGGTCGCCCATCGGCCACACGTCGTCGACCGGGCCGGTAGGTCCGCGGTAGATGTGCAGCGTGAGCCCGTGCAGCTCGTAGAACCCGGCGCCGACACGGATCATCAGGTGCATCACGCCGATCTCGTCGACACGGCGCCACCGGTCGTCGCCGGCCTTCGCCCACCCGGGCGCACCGGGAGTGAAGTCCTCCACGTTCGGGCCGCTCACTTGCCGGCCTTCGGGATGATCAGGATGGGCGCCGCCGTCATCTTCATGGGCAGCGGTTCGCCCAGCTCCGTGAAGCGCGCCTTGATCGCGGCCTGGTCGACGATCTCCCGCGGGGTGCCGTGCGAGCGGACCCACTCCCCGTACGTGCCCTCCGGGATCTCCTCGATCTGCTCCTTGAGCCCCTTCACGATCGACTGCAACTTGCGCAGCTCCCGCGAACGCGCGTCGTAGTCCGCGCAGAGCATGGCGTAGCGCGTCTTCCGCTGCGCCGCCGTTTCCTTGACTGCCATGGTGATCTCCTCCGTTTGAGGGTTGTCGATTGGCGTGACCCCGGGAGATCTGCGGGGCATTGAGTCTCCCGGGCCGCAACGATGCTCACACATCGTTGAGGGGTTGAGCAAGGGGTAGTTTTCTACGGTCAGTTAGTGGATAGAGAACAGTAAGTAACCGCGGGCGCGTGCGTGAGGTAGGTAGGGGCATCTGCACCCCGTATATTCACCCCCTTACGGATCTTGACATGAGTGGACCATGGGGGTAGATACGCGCGAGGGGGAAGGGGTGCACCATGCACCCCTCTGCACCCTCGATCGCGTTTCCGCAGGTCAGAACAGGCCCGGAGGGGGTGCACTTTCTTCGTGCACCTCTTCGGGTGCACTTTCGCGCTCCCGGTTGAACCACGGTTTCTCCGACTCCTTGACGAAGACGTTCAGCACGCGCAGGCCGTAGAACCCGCGGTTGCCCCGCTTCACCACCGGAGTCAGGCCGGCCTGACGTGCCAGCTCGTGGAACCGCTGCGACGACGTGGCGTTGTTCCGGCTCCCGCTGTCCTCCTCCTCCCACGCTCGGAACGCGCGGAGCAGCACGGTTCCCTTGTTGAAAACGTCCTCTCCGCGGGTCACATTCGAGTCCGGGTCATTGATCCACCTGATTACCCGGTTCGCCTTTTCCGCGAATTCCTGGTGTGACTTCTCGGAGCTTTCGCCCGTGCTGAACGTGCGCGTGCGCATCATCTGTCGGAGCGCGTCCACGGCCTTGACCGCGATCCCCGCCAACTCCTCCTCCGTAGTGACCCGCTTCGATAGGTTCGGGTCCGGATTCGTTGGCGTGTAAGGGAATTCGATCACCTCCCACCTACGGAGCCACCCACGCGACGAGTCGGAGGCGCCCGGGATCGCGTTCGCGGAGAAGATGGCCTTGCCCCAGAATCGGAAGTAGAACGGGTGCCCGAACTTGCGCTCTCCCTTCATTTCGTCGTCGCCCGACAGCTCCTTGATCCGGCCCGTGTTCTGAATAAACGTCGCGTCGATGTCACCGCACACGTTCGCCAATTTCCCGAACAGTTCCGCGGTCGCGAACTGCGAATCGGAGAACTCCTGCAACGGGACGGCGCTCATGTTCGGCTTGCCCAGCAGCGCGCGCACGACGTTCAGGAACACGCCCTTCCCGTTGCCGCCGGACCCGGAGAGCAGGAACAGGCGTTGCAGCGGGTTCCCCGACATCATCAGGTAGCCGATCACCTCCCACGCCCGTTGCCGGTCGTCCTCCGGGATGGCGCTCTCTAGGAACGCGTCGAACTCCGGACACTCTGCGGTCGGATCCCACGTGACCGGGAGTTGCACGGTGGACGGGCACTCCGCGTTGTGCTCGATCAGGTGCGGGTCCGGGTCGCCGTTCCACAGGAGCAGGCCGTTCCGGACGTTGATCATGCCGGACACGGGCGCCGGCTCGAAGCGTTCCAGCGACCCGCCCAGCACCTCCGTCAGCGTGCGGTAGTGCGCTGGCCGGTAGCGCTCCCCGAGCAGGGCGACCGCGCGCCGCCGGACGTCCCCGGCGTCCGGGCGCCACACCCCGCCCTCGTAGACCCAGATCCGATCATCGTTGTCTGCGAGCAGGGGCCCGCCCCGTTCGACAGCGTCCGCGAGACGCCCAGCCATCAGCCCGTAGTCCGGAGAGAAGAACCGGGCGCCGGGAGACCAGGCGGTCACGCCAGCAGCTCCCACGCCGCGCGCCCTTGAAGCGGCACGACCCCGTTACCCGCGCACCGCAGCGCCTCGTTTCGCTCAAGATCACCGGTCAGATACCCCAGCGGATAGCCCATCATCCACTCAGAGAGTTCAGGGTTCAGCCGACGACCGCCCCGCGGAGCGGGCACTGTGGGCGCTGGCGCCGGTCGCCCGGTGATCTCCTCCCACAGCGCCACCGCATCCGCGAACTTCCCCCAGTGCTCAGGCTGCACGGCCGAACCCATCGCAAGATCACCGCTGCTCCCGCGCTGATTCGGGCCGCCGTTGACGCCGTCCGTCGCGCGGGGAGTCGGGAGCAGAGTCACAGCCGTGCGGAGGTTGTCGCCACCCATCCTCTTTGCCGAGCGACCAGGGCCGCCGGACCCGTCCGCCGTCGTCGGAGACGGCAGGAGATTCACAGCCCCGGGCAGACACGTCGCGTCGTCACGTTGGTTACGCCCCTTGTAGTCGCGCGTCGTCGGGGTCGGCAGAAGGTTCCGACCGCCGGTACGTGGCGCTCCGCACTTGCTCTCAACCCGGACGGCCAGTGGTGCGCCCAGCCCCACGAAACGGGCGCGCAGGAACCACCGATGCCGGTGATGCGGCGCCCCGACCGCGCACGCCCCCAGCACCGTCCACCGACATGCGTATCCTGCCCGCCACAGATCGTCGAGCCGAAGCGCGAGCACCGACCCGCGCTCGCCGCGCCAGTCGTCAGCACCCTTGAGGAGAGCCACCGACGTCAGATTTTGGACGTTCTCAAGGAACAGATGATCAGGCCGGACGCGCTCGATGATCCGCATGACGTCCGGCCACAGGAAGCGCTCATCCTCCGATGCCATCTGCCTTCCGGCTGCGCTCATGCTCTGGCACGGGTCGCCTGACGTGAGCACGTCCACCGATGGCGGGTGCAGACCTGGCGTGGTGATGTCTCCGAGGTTGGGCACGACGTGCTCCCGCTCCAACACCTTGATCGCGGCCGGGTTTGTCTCCGCAACCCACGCCAGCTCACCGGGAGTCGCTGCGTCGAGCCCACCAACCCCGGAGCAGAGCGAGCCCTTCTTCATCGGGCACACCCCGGGCACCCGTAGGCGACCCGGTCAGCGTGCAGCCCTGCGGCGTGTCCCTCGCGGAGCGTCGCGATCCGGGCCGCCTCCCGCTCACGCCACGTCCAACAGCGCTCCAGTTTGCCCGCGATGCGGACGAAGTTCGGCTTCTCCACGACGTCGTAGCGCTCGATCGACGCGCGCCACCGGTCGTTCTCCTCACCGATCCGGGCCCAGTAGCCAGCCTGCAATCCCGCCGCGTAGGCGGTCAGCTCCCCAACAGTCATGCCGGTGACCGTACCCCCGTCAACGATCTACGGTCAACCGTTGACCGTTGCGTGTTTCTCGCCTACTGTGACGCCATGACCACGACGACAGCACCACCCCGGACGGCAGCGGCGACGCTGGCCCGGAAGCAGAACGCACGGCGCCGCCGGCTGCGCGCCGCTGCGGAACTGCTCCGCTCCGAGGGATTCAAGATCGACCCGCCCAACCTTGACGCGGCCCTACTGATCAGCGAGGAGTGACCGTGAGGCACGCCGTACCCGAGGGGAACTCATCCACCATGGAGATCGTCGATCTCCTGCGATCGGGCGAACTGCCCGACGAAGAACGCCGAGCGCGCAACTACCAGCCGCGGCACGAAGCCGTCGAGACACACCCGCTCACCGACCGGCCCAGCGCGGACGCCGTCACGGCAGAGATCGAGATGATCGCATGATGTCCCTTGCCGAGTCGGACAAGTTCGCCGAGACGGTCCGCTGCACGATGTGCGGCTCCGCGGCCGGGGTGAAGTGCGTGAGCGTCTTCAACGTCGAGCGGGTCCGCGCCTTCCCGCACTCCGTCCGCATGATCGCGGCGACCGAGGAGGCGAAGGCGAAGTGATCACCCACGCTGCGCAGACCCTCCACGACATGCCGCGCAGCACCCCGGACGGGATGCCGGTGGCGCGCTGCGGATGGCAGAACGACGGCCACGGCCTGTCGGTGGCGTGGGAGCGCCGCTTCGTCGACTGCCCGATGTGCCTGCTCATGATCGACGAGATCCTGATCGTGCCCGGAGAGGAGCCCCACTTCATGCGCACACCGCGCCGGCCCGACTACGTCCCCGAAGGTCACATCTACACGTCGTCCGAATTCAAGATCAAGCGGCGCCTGAACCTGATTCAGGTGATCATCCTGTGGATCATGGCGCTTCTCGTCGTCGCGACCGGGATCGTTCTCTACGCCCGGTGGACGGACAACGTCGGCGCCGCCCCGGCCCCCGTCATCGTGGTCACGCCGACGACGTACGGCCCGCCACCGGCCTAGAGACACGGAGCGGCCCGCACACCCGGCGACGGGATGCGCGGGCCGCTCGACGCGCTCAGGCCCCCGGCGTGCCCGGGTGCTCAAGCCTGCTCAGCGCGCCCTCGATCCGGGAGAGGCGAGCCTGCATCGACGCACTGTCGTCGACCACGCCGTCCGGGTCCGCGGCGATCATGCCGTTCGCCACCAGCGCCTCGAAGATGTAATCGATCTTGTGCACGAGCGAGATCTCAGCCCACCCGCGATCCTTGATCCGGGCCAGCTTGTAGGGCCGCGGCTTCTCCAGCGCTGCGGTCACGTCGGCTTCCGACACGTCGTCCTCCTCCGGTTGTGGCGCCGGCTTCGGCGCCAGGTGCGCGCGCACCATGTTCAGGAAGTCCGTCCACGGGAAGTTCGGGCCCGGGTCGGTGTGGTCCCCGCCGTCCTGCGGGAACGCGCGGGTCACGTCGTAGTGCCCGCAGAAGCCCTTCGCGCCGGCCTTGACCTGCGCCACGGTCAGATGCCGGACAGGGATGTCCCACTTCTTCGCGTCCCGCGCGGCCTGTTTCGCCGCGCGCTGCAACGTGCCCACGCTGGCCGCGTCGTCCCACTGCGCGTCCGACTGCCCCGCGCGCCCGCACAGCTCGTGCTGAATCCCCCGGGCGTTGCCCTGCGCCCGCGCGGCGTGCGCCACGTCTTCGGTCCGGACGCACTGCACGGTCGAATTCTGATCATGGAAGTAGTGCGTGCTCGTGCCGTCCGTGCGGCGCGCGTCGTACGCGGCGCCGTCCTCCGCGGACGCGGCCCGCTCGGAGCCCTCCGTCGTATGGATCACGATGAGCTGCACGGAGTCGCGGTTCGCGTTGCGCCACGAGCGCGGCTCGACGAAGGTCAGATCCGGATACTCCTTGCTCTTCACGCCGCGTTCCTCCTGCTCCGCTCTACCTCCAGCTCACGGCGCGACGCGTCGAGCGCACGCCGGGACTCCGACAGCTCGTCGATCATCTGCGTCATCCGGCCGTTCACCTTCTCGTCGACCCGCTCCACGCCCTCCTGAACCTGATTCACCTTGTTCCGGGTGAACCACGCCGCGGCAGCCGTGCCGAGCGTGAACAGGATGCCGAGCACCGCGGACCGCGACTGCGTGTCCTCCTTCGGGATCACCAGCAGCACCGCCACCAGGAACCCGCCACCGACCGCGGCCAGCGCGACCAACGGCCACGTGACCGAACTTGACGGCTTCGCCTTCACATCGTTACTCATCTATCCGTTCCCCTTCCTACTGCACTCCAAGGTACTCAAGCTCAAGCACGGAGTTCACGCCTCCGGACGCCTGCGTGTTCAGTGCCCCGCCGGACGTCTGATTCACGAACAGCTCGACGTAGTCCGTGGTGCCGTTCATCTCGACGATGGCGGACGCGGACGATGCCGGCGTGGAGGCGGTCGCGTTCGGCTTCATACGCACGAACGGCTGGACGCTCGCGCCGTTCTTGCCGATGAACGCGGCCAGGATCGTCACGGCGCCGGTGGCCGCCATGTTCACCGTGCCGACCGCCCGGTACCGGCCCGGCTTCGTCGGAGTGATCCGGGTCGTGTTCACTGCGGTGTCGTGGAAGCTGTGCGTGTCGATCTCTTCCGACCCGGCGCCGAAGGTGATCGCGACGTTCGTAGCGTTCGCCGCGGACTGCAACGCCTGTTGCACGAGCCGGGTGATCGGGGGCCGGATCGCGTCCGCCACGTCGGACCAAAAGATGATGTCCCCAGCAGCCATGATCTACAACCCCCACCGTCTCGCGTTCGCTATGTGGATCTCGTTCCCGATCGCCTGCGTCTTGACCACCGTGTTGACCGACCGGGTCACGGTCGCCGTCTGCGTGTAGGGCCCGGCCCCGGCCGCCGCCGTCATGGCGGTCACCGTGACGCGCTCGCCGGCCACGATCCAGTCGTACGGGGTCGCCGTCGACCACACGTCGTTCGCGTCCGTGCACGCGACCGCCCAGCTCGTTGACGTCGTGGTCTGCGCCGCGTTCACCGTGGACGTGCGCGCGTCGTACCGCGCCACCCCGTTGTCGTACCGGCCGGTACGGTACGGCTCGTAAGGCTCCGTCTTGAAGGTCACCGTGTGCTCGACGGCGCCGACGTCCGACACGATGCCGACCACGAGCAGATCGATCGGTTCGGCTTCGTAGCCGGTCACCCGGATCATGTTGCCCTCGCGGACCGCGTTGACCGACGTCTCAAGCCCCGGGTTCGCCAGCAGGTCCACCGACACCGCTTCGTACCGCGGTCGCTCGATCGTGCCCTTCGCAAGGTGCCAGTCTGCCAGCGCTTCGAGCTGCGCCGTCTCGTCGGCCACGTTGACGTCGACCGAGCCCTTCGCCTCACCGATACCGGCCGGTGGCGCCTGCACGCTCATGGCGCCGGCCAACAGCTCCGCGGTCACCTCCCCGCCCTCGCGGTTCTTCACCGTGACGCGGTTCTTCGACCCCTTGTCCCCGATGATCTTCTTGAAGGGTGGCTTCACCTGCGACGGGTACGTGAGCGTGAGCGTCGGGGTCACGCCGATCATGGCCCGCCGGGTCGTCATGGTCAGACCGATGTCGAAGCGCTCATCATCAATCCGGCAGTCGTCCGTCTCGACGATCTCCTTCAAGAGCGAGATCAGGGTGTCCGCGCGCTGCGGGCCCATCGGCTGCGTGTCCGCGGCAGCGCTCACGGACGAGATGATGAACCGCGTGATGCCGTTCTCCGAGCACACCCGGAGGTAGCGCGTCCCGGCCGGCTCCCCGCGGTAGCCGTTGAAGATCTTCTGCGCCGTCGACCCGACCAGGCTGTCCGCGACCCCGGTCACGCCGAAGATGTGGGAGAACCACGTGCCGTCGTTGATCGCGTCGCCGTTCTGATACCAGTGCGACAGCGCGCCCGCCCCAGTGCCCGCGAAGGTGTCCGTCCACCCCACCTCCGTATCGTCACCCTGCCGGTACCACGCCGGCTCCACGGTCACCGTGCCGGCCGCCCACGACACCTTGACCCGGAAGTTGAGCCATTGGTTCGGCTCCCGCCCGGAGTAGAGCACCGACGAGGAGAGCAGCGAGGTCCCATACGCGTCGATGACGGAGACCCGGAACGTCGTGTTGTTGACGTCGAGCGTGTAGCGGTAGCCCTGCGTCGTGTGCCACTGCAACAGCGTCCCGTAGGTCGCGGACGCCGGGAGGGACGGCATCTTGAAGGCGACGGAGACTTGCCACCCCGCGGAGCCGGACGCGATCCCGAAGCGCCCGGACATCTGCGAGCCGTCGACCGCCTTCGCCGTCGTCTTCGCGCCGTCCGGCGACTCCGACTCGCCCAGCACCAGCCCGCCCTTGTAGAGCCCCGGCGGGTTCGGGAACACGCCGGACGTGTTCGCCAGGCGCGTTGCATCCTTGTCGTCCTCCAGCGGCCAATGCCCGATCGACGACGCTCGGAGCGCGTTGGTCCGATACATCGGGGACCGCAGCGGCTCCTCCCACAGGCCCAGCCTGCGCAGCACGCCCTCTGCGGTGAGCTTCGTCCACGCGCGGCCCTTCCCGGCGCCGGGGACGTGCTCGATCGTGCGGTCCGGGTTCCACTGCGACGCCTCAGCCCACAGCCGCGTGTTCCCGTTGATCTTCAACCGGGCGCGCGTGTTCCGGCCCACCGTGCCGTAGATCGTGCTCGTGGGGTTCGACGGGTCGTAGTTGAGCGAGTCGTTGTTGATCTCCGTTTCGATGCTCGACGGGGACGGCCACGTGCCGCCGGCCTCCGTGCCGCGGGTTACCACCGACCCGGCCGCGGAGTAGAGCGGGACCGCCGTCCACACCCCGCCTAGGAACAGTTCGAGCACGACGTTCTGTGTGGTCACGTCCGGACCGTCCCGCCCACGACCTGCACGCCGAGATGCGACACCCGGCCGCCCTTGTTCCGGACGGCGCCCGCCACGATGCGGAGGATGACGTCACCCAGCTCCCCGAGGTCCACCGCGATCCACTCACCGCCGCCGCCGCCGCGGGACGCGGCCGGGGACCGGACCTCCTCACCGCCGAGCGCGAGGATCGGCACCGGGGAGCCGACCGGGCCCGGGACCATGCCGCCGGTGTGGAAGGTCGGGAGCTTCGGGACGGAGATCGTGTTGCCACCGATGAACGGCACCCACCCGGGCACCGACCAGGAGAGCTGCCCGATCGTGTTGTTCCACAGCCGCGCGATCTGATTGAACGCGAAGCGGAACGGCGCCGTGAGCACGCTCGCCACCGTGCGGAACGCGGAGCCGATCCATCCCGGGATTTTCTTGATGAAGTCCCACGTGTTCGATGCCGCCTTCTTGATCCACGACCATGCCGCCGTCCACGCCGCGGAGAACCACTTCGTCTTCGTGGCGATCAGCACGATCACCGCAATCAGCGCGATGATCCCGAGCACGATCCACGTGGTCGGGGAGGCGAGCTGCGCCGCGTTGAAGACCCACTGCGCCGCCGCGGCGATCCGGTCGGCGCCGGCCTTCGCGATCGTGGCGAGCTTCATGTTGTTCGTTGCGAACACGGCGAGATCCATCAGGCCCGTGAAGCCCATGATGATCGCGGACGCCTTCTCCATCTGCGCGCCGAAGGCACCGATCGGGTTGTCCTCCCCGAACGCCTCCGTGAGCGCGCCACCGACGTCCCCGACGCCACCGGCCAGCAGCGACGATTGCGACGACAGGTGGTCGAACTTCTCGCCCGCTTCGTTGGTCGCGTCCGACACCCGGACGGCCATGACCTCCGACGCCTTCCCCACATCGTCGAAGGAGCGCTTGAGGTCCGCATCGTCCCCGGCGAAGGTGAGCTTCACTTGGTTCGCCACTAGATCATCTCCAAACCGGCGCCGCGCGCAAGATCGTATAGGCCCTGCTCCATGCGCTGCGTGATCTCGTCGCGGTTGACCTCAAGCCCCTTGTAGACGTACCGGCCGCCCGGGATGTACGGGGGGAACTGCGGCCGGTTCGGGCCACCGCCGAAGTCGAGCCCCGGCGCGTACGGCGCCCGCCGGCCACCGAGCGAGATCCGCGCCTCCCGCTGCGACGACGCGGCCTTGAGCGACGCGACCGCGCGGCCCGTGTCGGAGGGGAACCGCGGGCGCGCGTACGACAGCACCAGCTCCGACGCGTCGTTGAGCACCAGGCGCAGCGCCTTCGGAAGGTCGGAGTCCATGGCCCGGAGTTGCTTCTGAAACTCCTTGATCCCCTTGATGGTGATCTTGTCGGCCACGTCAGCCTCCCTTCTCGGCCAGCTCCCTTGCCTGTTGGATCCGGTCGAAGTGCCGCGTCCACATCACGAACTCCGCGTTCCCCATCTGCGTGATCAACTGCCCGCGGGTCATGTGCAACTTCTCGGCCAGGAAGAACTCAAACGCCAGGTCAGGATCGTCTTCGAGCGCGAGCCGGGCCGCTTTTCCCGGCTCCCTCCGTCATGCCGGACAGCCGCGCAATCGCCCGGGAGATCTCGATCGAGTCTGCGGCCGGGGCGGTCGCAGCCCACACCGCGACGTCCTCCACCGACAGCGCCGGCTCCACGAGCCCCTGCGAGATCGTGAGGTTGTCCCGGGCCGCGGTCCCGTCCGCCTCCTGCACCTTGAGCGCTTCGTCCCGGGTCAGGCCACGGACCTTGACCTGACCGCCGGACGGCAGCGTGACCACCTCATGATCGACGGCCTTCGCCAGGATCTCTTCGCGCGTGAGCACCGTTCCCCAACTCCTTACGGCAGTGCGGTTGTGGTGATCGGGCCGGTCACCTGAAAGTCAGCCGACCACGTCACCATGTCGTCGTGCGGGTTCGTCTCCACGAACTTCTCAAGAATCGCGTTGAACGCCTCGTTCGGCTTGCCCGTGCCCGTGCCCTCCACGTTCCGGACGATCGCCATCGACGTCCCCTCGTTGCCCCGCAGCACGATCCCGGGCCCGACGAGCACCGTGTTGTCGTACACCCCGGAGCACGTGAACTTCGACTCCTTCGTGCCACCGGAGAACGTCTTCGCGTCGCCGGACGGCGCGTAGCCGGTCGTGTCGTGCGTCGATGCGGCCCGTTCGAGCTGCGAGTTCTTCGTGTACGGGCTGATGTCCTTCGTGGCGATCGTGATCTTCGTGAGCTTGCCGTGTGCGGTTGCCATGCTGCCTACCTACTTCCCGGGTCCGTTGACGTCTACGTGCAGCACGGCTGCAATCACCGGCGCACCCTGATACCGGGCCGCCGGGTCGATCTCCGCATAGGACACGTGTACGAAGTCGCACGCCGTGTAGGCGCCGGCTTCGAGCGCGAGGTTCGCGGACGCGGGCGCCGTGTCCCCGATCAGCGCGGCGATCCGATCATGCGTACCGCGATCCTGCCCGGACGCGAGCAGGAACACCGGCCAGTCCGGCACGCGCGCCTTCCCGCGGACGTAGGTCGCGGTCAGCTCGACGCGGTCCGGCCAGCCGATGATCGCGAGTCCCCCGGCGCCGACCGACCCGCCGTCGCCCCACACCGGCACCCGGAGGTTCGGCACCGCGAGCAGGGCGGTCCGCATCTCCGCGGCCACGTTCTTGAGGTTCACGACGGCCACCGGGTCCGGCCGAGACCACGCAGCGACACGGCCACGTCCGGATCGAGCCGGGCCAGCACGCGCGCCGCCGGGCCACCGTCCGGGGACTCCAGCAGACCGAGCGGCGTGTTGCGCCGGGAGGCGAGCCGGTTGACCTGCAAGCGCACGGCGCCCTTCACCTGCGACGGGACCGCCGTCCATCCGTACTGCGCGACCACGATCAACGGCACGGTCGGACATGCCGACTGGTCGATTCCGATCATGGTGTACGGCTTGCCGTCGAGCGGGGAGTTGTCCGGCAGCGGCACCCACCCGGACGACGCCAGCGCGACCCCGCCCACCGTCATGCCGGTGGTCACCTGCACGTCGTCGATCTCCAGACACCACAGCGACAGCCGCGAGTCGTAGAACGCGGGCCCGCGGTAGACCCGGGCGGTCGGCGCCGCGAGGGAGCCGAACTGCCGGTGCAAGTGATCATCGACCAGGCGGGACGCACCCGTGATCCACAGCGCCGTTTCCACGTCGTCGAGCGCGTCAGCAGAACGCGCGAAGGCGTTGAACTCCGCAACGGTGATGTAGTCCGGCTTCCACGGCACGGGTGCGCCTCACTCCTCGATCAGACCTGCGTGTCGTCGGCGCCGGCTGCGGGCGCCACCGGCTCGACTGCGGACGCCGGCTGCGCGCCGCGCACGGGCGCGTCCGCGGCCAGCACGCCCCGGGCCACGGACGGGTAGACGAAGTCCACGCCGCGGATCCCCTCGCGCTCCTGCGTGGTCTGCTCCTGCGCACGCCGCAGGTTCTCCCGGCCCTGCTCCGTCTTCACCGTGATGTCGAAGTCCGACGCGAGCAACTGCCGACCGGTGGTCGCGGAGTTGACCACGCCGTTGATTTCGAGCGCCTGCCGGTCGCCCTCGCACAGGAAGTTCGGGTCAGGCGTCGCCAGGGTGACCCGGGCCGGTGATGCGGCACCGACCCGGGCCGCCGCCAGCTCCCCCCGGAGCCGTTCGTTTTCCGCCTGCAACGCGTCGCGCTGCGCGGCGATTTCGTCCTTCGTCTCGCTCATGGAACCGGTGTCCTCTCTGGACGGTAAATCGCGGGAAGCCTTGCGGCGCAAGGCCGGCTCGACGCCCGGACCGGATGGCGGTCCGGGCCGGGCGGGTCCGGTTACACCGGGTCGTACACGACCTCGCGGACCTTGTTCGCGTCGAGCAGGGCGGTCGCCTTGTAGCCGAACAGGCCGATGTCGACCCACGCCACCCGCCACGTGATGTCGATCTTCTGCGGCGCGGTCGCCCAGCCGGCCACGCCGTCCGGGTCGAACAGCCACGACGACGCGGCCACGGAGCCGGTGGCCGCGGTCGCCCACGCCGGGAGCCACGTCACGCCGTGCGCCTGAATCGCGCGGTACCCGGCGTCCGTGGTGCCCACCGCGTTCTGCGGGCCCAGCTCCGGGTAGAGACGACGGCCCGCCGTGTCCTTCGCCTTCGCCAGCGCCTTGAAGAGATCGATCTGCGTGAACGCCTTCCGGAAGCGGTTGCCGCCCCGGATGAAGTTGAGCGGGATGATCCCGTCCGCCACCGCCTGATCGAGTGCCGCATCGACGGCAGCCGTGGTGATCGTGATGTCCGTGATGGACGCGGCCTGCGCCACGAAGAACGCCTGCGCGCCGGCCTCCAGCGCTTCGTAATAGGCCCGGGTCATCTGCGTCCAGATCAGGCCGGACGCCTGCGGGTTGCCCCCCTGGTCGAACGCCTCACGCGTGTATTCGATCTTGCCGGACACCGCGGTCGGGGTGATCGTCTGCGCGGTCGCGGTGAACGCGCCCGGGGTCGGCTCCGTGCCCTCCACGTGCGCGGCGACCAGGCCGGACGACGTGTTGAACTTCGGCACGACGAAGGGGGTGATGTCCTCCAGCGTGCCCTTGTTGATCGCCTCCCACAGCGGGTACGTGTAGTCCATCTGGTCGACGTACAGGTCCGGCCGGTTGCGGTTCGGGTTGAGCGCGGCGACGTTGCCGGACGTGACCGCGAACTCCTGCTGTGCCTTCTGAATCGTGAGCGCGGCCAGCGCGGAGCCGTCCGCGAACGCCTGCTCCACCCACGACTGCGCGCGGTCCCGGGCCGCGAGGTCCCCGTTCTTCCACCCCTCGAAGAGATCCGTCGAGAAGTCGTGCGAGCCCTTCCGCAGGTTGCCCTTGCGGTCGAAGCGGTAGGGCGCTGGCTCGATCACCTGCGCGGAGAACTGCGGGTTCGCGTTCACCGTCTGCGCGACCTGCGCCGCGTTCGGGATGAGCTGCATCCCGTTCGCCTGCGCCCACGCCGCGAACTGCGTCACGTCCATCGGGCCGTAGCCGGTGGCCGGGGGCTGCGGATCCTGCGGCGCCGGCTGCGGCTGCGGCTGTCCCGGGGTCGGCATGGGCGCCGGCTGCGGCTGCGCGAAACCGGCCGCGGCCTGCGCCTGCCGAAGCGAAGCGGCGTACGTCGCGCACGCGATGCCCGCGGCGTGACGGTGGCCGCAATGCGGACAATTCATGTCGTGCCCTCCTGTAAGGCTCGCGGCCACACTGGTCACGCGCGCGTCGTTCATCACTGGCATGGGAGTGGAGGAGACCTCGCGCAGCGTCGCGCGGTGAACGTCCCACACTTGATCATCGTCGTTCCACGTCGCGTCCACCGGGTTGCCGTCCCGGTCGAACAGCTCGAAGTCGACGCCTACGGACAGGCCGTTGTAGAGACCGTGCTCCGCATCGAACAGGAGTTGATCACGCTCCTTCTTCTCCCGGGAGCCGTCCACCCCGGACAGCACGGACAGCTCGACGGAGAACCCGGCGCTCCCGTCCGTCGAGCCGGTCATGGCGCCGACCGGGGTCACGTGATCCTTGAAGTGCTTCACGTGCGCGTCGTACTCCAGCGACCCGGGCAGGAACCGGTAGGCGATCCCGTACTTCCTACCGATCACGTTGTACGGCAGCGCGAGCCCGGAGATCGTGCGCTTCGCCGTGTCCGTGGTCGGGGGCTCGACGTCCCCGGCGAAGTCGACGACGGAGAAGGTGAAGCCAGACTCCCCGGCGAACTGCCGCGGGGTGATGTCCCCGACCCGGATCGCCGGACGGCCGGCCTCCAGCGCGGGCGCCGCCGCGGGCGCAGCGACCGCCCGGGGAGGCGGTCCGGGGATCTTCGCTTGCGTGCGGATCCATCCCGCGTCGACAACTCCCATGCGCTGCAACGCCTCCCAGTAGACGGCCTGCGAAGCCGGGTCAGCCTCAAGATATTCAGCAAGATCGAACACCACGGCGTACCCGCGGCGCGTGACGTCGCCCATGGTGAGCCGGTCCGTGATCGCCTTCATGATCGGGCGCCGGCCTTCGTTGATCTTCGAGATGCGCCGGTCCGTCGCGTTGAAGTACGTGCGGGACGTCGTCGACACACCCAGGTCTTCGGGGTCCACGCCGAGCGCGTTCGCGATCTCGATCGTGACCTGTTTTTGCAGCTCAGCCAGTTGGAGATCAGCCAGCGACGGAGTGTTGACGTCGACCCGCCGGACCTTCGACGGCATCCACGCCGTCGAGCTGCGCCGCACCTCCGACCGCCACCGGGCCAGGAACGGGCCGATCTCCTCATCCGTGAACGGGGTGATCGACGGGTCGTCGGTGTCCGTGAAGTAGTCGAGCGGCCGGGGGTTGTCCGCGTACGTCGCGGCCAACTTGTCGAGCAGCACCGCGCGCCGGACGGTCCGGGCCATGGCCGTGAGGAGCGCCGGGTTCGGAGAGTCGAACTTGATCATCTCCGACATCGGGGTGCGGACGCCGTCGACCCACACCCACCGGCCCGGGGGCTGCACGTCCTTCGGTCGCGGGGGGTCGACGGACACCTTGCCGACCGGGACGTATCGGGCAGACAGCGGGTAGCCGTCGAAGTCGAGCGAGGTTTTCTGCCACCACGCGGCGCCCTCGAAGATCAGATCTTCGATCGTGCGGGTCATGGTGATCACGTTCGGGACGTCCGGGTCGATCTGCCGGAACAGCGGGTGATCCACCGGGTCGATCCCGCGGCGCAGCAGGAGCGGGAGCGTCGCGATCGAGCACACCTCGTTCCGGCCGCGGAGCACTGCGGGCACCGACACCGCGACGTCGCGCGACACCCGGCGGTCGGACAACGTGTTGAGATCGGCCAGCAACTCCGCGATCGGCTTCGGTGTCGAGTCGAAGAGATACCCGGGCCCGCCGGTCATGGTGACGATCTGCCGGACGACCGCACCGGCCCAGCTCCGAACCGCTCCCCACCACTGCATACGCGGAGTGTAGACGATCAACCCGCAACGTGGACCGTACCGGACACCTCCCGCGGCTTCGGGAGAGTCCGGGCAAGGTGCGCGGCGCCGGCCACCGCGTACACCGCGTCGCACGGTCCGCCCTTCCGGACGAAGATCCAGCCACCGGCCCGGGTCACCTTCTCCGACTCGCCCACCTGCGTATCGAGCATGTCCTGACCGGAGTGCAACAGCGTGCCGCCGGCCACCTCCTTCCCGAAGCCCATGCACACGGCCGGCGTCTCGCTCCGGATCTCCTCCACCTTCATGCCGCGCGGCCACCGGGACGCCTTCATGCCCGCGGCCACCGCGGCGCCCGGACCGTTCGGCAGCCACCCGAGCACCCGCGGATTGATCTCCGCGATCAGGCCGGGAAGGGCCCGCTCAAGCTGCGCCGCCGCCGCCGGCCCGGACCACTCCCGCACCGTCTCCACCCGGACGAACTCACCGGCCACCACCGCGGCCACGCCGAGCGTCGCGTGGTCGCCCTCCTCCGAGATCTCGAAGCACGCGGCCAGCCGCCGCCGGTCATTCTCCAGCGTCCCCGGCTCGTTCGCGTCCGCCCACCGCCGCGGGTCGATCGCCGCGTTCATCAGCTTCACCCGGACGCACATGCGCTCCGTTCGGAAGCCGGCCAGCGCGCGACCGCCGAGCCGTTTCGCGCGGGCGCCCGCCTGCACGAGCACGTCCAGATCGAGCCCGTACCCGACCCGCGGATTCGCCTGCAACAGCGCGTCCACGTCGTCCGGTTCCGCCTCCTCCGGTGCCGACCATTCGAGCAGCCCTAGCCGCGGGTCGCCCACACCTGTCTCAATGAACTCCCGGGCCGCGTCCTGATGATCGTTGAGCACCACCGACCGCGAGTCGCCCGCGTTCGTCATGCACCAGATCTGCGCGTGCTGCGGCGAGCAGGCCGGCTCCATGGCATCCCACGCGTCGTAGCTCTTGTGCTGGCGCAGCTCATCCATGATCCCGCGGTCGATCGTCAGCGACCGACCGCCCTCCTCGTTCGCGGCGCCGATCTTGTAGCGGCAGCCGTCGTACGTGAAGGACTCCGTCGATCCGTTCTTCCGCACGAGCCACTTGTTCCCGGGCGCGTGCCGGTCGTGGAAGAGCGGCGTACGGCGCGCGAGGTTCACCGCCTTCCGCCACGACTCCTCCGCGTAGACGAGCTGCGTGGACGTCCCGAACGTCATCGGCCAGCGCTCCCGGAACTGCCAGAACAGCGACAGCACCACGGGCAGCTCCGTCTTGCCGTTCTGCCTCGCGACCATGAGCAGCACGATCCGGAAGCGCGGCCGGCCGTCCGGCAACAGCTCCCCGCCCCGGATCACGGCCACCTCCTGCCATGGCAACAGAGGGTGACCGATCTCCTTCGCGAAGTCGATCACCGCGAAGCCGTACGAAGTATCAGGATTCAGGTCACGAAGGGGAGGCGTCGCGACGCGCGGCTCCGCACTTCCCACGATCGCGCGAGGCTGGTCGAGAATGGTCACGATCCGTCACGACCCGGGCACCGGGGAGAGAGAAACGGAACAG